ATAAGAGTTATGTGCTGTTTTTAGCCATCAAAACTACTTACCGCCAAGATATTTTGGTACCTTTGAATTCGCGTTTTGTTGTATCTTAGTTATCCAATTATAAAGAAACTTTTTAATTCGTTTAATCATATTAGTCTCCATAATTGTTTAGATTCGTTTGCCACGTTTTCTCCTAACGCCATAGCCGAGTTTCTTCATTATAACCATTCGTTCTTCTTCAGTGTACTTTGTCCACTCTGAAATCTGCTCAATAGTTCTACCACACCCTGAGCAACTTCGGGTATGTATATCAATTTTACAGACGGAAATACAGGGAGTAACATACACTAGAACGGGGGTTCCTCTCCCACAAAGGTAGGCATCCAGCCATTAGAAAAGCCTGTCCGTACGGCTCTGGCATGGTCAGACTCTACAGCCGGCCAGACGATATCAGGGTTGGCTGGTCTATGCTCACTAGGCATAATTCCATTCTTTAACATCCAACATTCTAGCTCAATAGGTATTTCACTCTGCATTTTTAGCATCCCCCTCACTCCATGTATAAAATAAATGTGCACCTATAACTTTAGATAATGTTACGTGTTTCTTCCAATATGGGTTAACATAGTTTGCATGATAATATACAGCACCATATGTAGGATCTTTTACATTACCAATCATTACATCACGCGCAATAACTTTAGCAACTGCCCATGCTTTTTTCTCATGCGGCTTATGATCTTTAACTAAAAAGGTCCAGCTGAATTGTTTATGATCATACACTACTTCACATATTGTATTTGGCCACACTCTATGATCGACACGATTTAATGTGACCTGCGCCACAGCAATTTGACCTTCTGAACTCTCACTTCTTGCTTCATGGTAAATGTTCAGTGCCAAGCATTCATGTTGTTTTGGATCAATCTGAGGTGGTGCCATCATACTTGCAGCTGCAATCATCGCTGGTATTAACATAGTTAGCGCCCCACTTGTTATATTAATCATTCTGCTCATACTTATAACTTCCCACAGTTTAAACTTAAAGTCAACGGTTAATATTGTTTTTTTTATAAATAGTGTAAACGGAACAATGATGGGAATGAATATGTACGAATATAGAGCACGGATCAATCGAGTTGTCGATGGCGATACAGTCGATGTGGATATTGAATTGGGGTTTGGAATTGTGTTATCTGATGAACGAGTCAGGATTATGGGCATTGATACTCCAGAATCACGTACTAGAGATAAAGTAGAAAAGCTTTTTGGTCTTGCGGCTAAAGAACAATTAACTAAATTGTTAGGTGAGACAGCTATTCTCAAAACTCAGATTTCTAAAGATGGTGAAGATATGAAAGGTAAGTTTGGCCGAGTTCTAGGAGACTTTAATGTATACGATGCATCATCTGATAGTTGGCGTATGGTTACAGAGGTTATGAAAGCTACCGGTCATTGTGTAGATTATATGGGTGGGTCTAAAGAAGACACACAAGCTGCACATCAGGTAAACAGAGAACGGCTTGTAGCAGAAGGTGTGGTAACGCAAGAAGCATATGATGAAGCTCTACTGTGGAGAGATGAGAGATAATTGTCTAAAAACAAAAACGCATTTGGAGTAGCAATGGCAGAAAAAAAGGTTGTTGGGCCCAATCCCAAGATATTAGATCCTAATTCTATATACGCTCATCTTGACACTGATGGCGATGGTATTATTTCAGATGATGAAATGGCTCGCGCTAAAGATATTGCTGAGTTTGATCACAAGCTCAAGAGATATGATAATGATGATAAAAAGGAAGATCAAATTCGTGCAATGGCGTGGTTTGCATTATGGGGAATGTTGTTATACCCCATTCTAATACTAATTACTTCTATAATAGAGCAGGACACAGCGTCACAACTTATAAGTGATATTGCACCAACATACTTTGTAGCAATTGCTGGTTTAGTAGCAGCGTTCTTTGGTGCACAAGCATACTCTAAAAAGAGTGAAACTAAAAAATAGGAAGGAACTGCTATTATGGCATTTGTAAATGTAACTAATGGAGCCGGAGCCGTTACTGGTTGGCAATATAATAACTCTCCATCAGACCCTGGGGCAGCTAGCCCGTTTAGACCATTGTGGCAAAAGCAAACAAGTGGTATAAGGACTGATGGAACGCATAAAGTTTATACTGAAGTACGCAGGACTGGAGAAACAGCACTACGTGGAGAGCTGAGTAAAACCTACTGGGACTCTAGAACTTAACAACCAAGTATACGACGGACGGCTATAGGATCGTCCGTCATAATATTTCCTCCGTTATTGATATGCTCGACGATTTGCTCAAAGTAAAATTTACTATCAGGTTCGTCATCTAGAACAGACGCGGCTGCTCTAAAGAAATTTCGTATCTTCATATCTTGCATACCATCATTAGCAGCTGCACGATGGGTCTTACCCGAACGCTGGTGACTCATAACAAAATCCTTCCTCTACACTTTTTATGTGCTTGCATTTTTTGAACGCAGGACAGTCGCAATAGAAACCTAAAGGCGACATCTCTACAGTATACTTGTTATTTGTTGAACCGACAACAGTCCACTCAAAACCAGAAGCCCAATGACCTCTGGTTTTTATTTGATCTGATTTATGAAAAAACTTAGCCATTAAAGGTTAGCTCTGATGCCATCCAAGACGGCTCCCAAGCTCGAGCGAGACATTATATCATCGATATGAAATACTGAGAAGTATATTGGCTTAGCACGCATCTGGCCAGTCTCATCTTGCTCTTTTTCTGTCTTTGAATACCGAACCAGAGAAGCTGCCTTCTTTATACCTTTTAACTGCTTACCGGTTATACCAGGCAATTTAATTGCTTGCTTAAATGTTACAAAACTATCTTCTTCGGTAAAACCAAGGGCAGATAAAGTTGCTTCGTTCTTACCTGTGTATCCGTAATTTGTAGTTGCGTTAAACATTATAAAGTTCCTTTTCATTTCCTATGCCCCTTTTATACTACATTGTAGAACAGAAGTCAACAGCTAATTTGGAAGAAAAGGAACTTTTTTAATAACTTTGAGCTAATCTCCACATCAAGTATTCTTTACTTTCTATGGGTTCATATTTAGGTTTTGACTCAAGTAAATTGCTTATAATGGTCCCTGGTGTAGGATCTACAAAGTGTGGCATTGAATATCTCTCCAGATGGATGTGACTGTTCACCACTCTATGCTTTGTGCTTTTAAAATAATCATTAGTCCAACGTTGTAGTAGATCGCCAATATTAACAACAACACCATCAGTAGCATAAGGCACCGGATGCCAAGATCCGTTAAGGTCTTGGACCTGAAGCCCCGCGACGTCATTAACTTGCCAAAGTAATGTAATAGTCCCATAGTCGCTATGCTCTCCTATACGCATCTGATTTTCTTCAAGATGTTCTAGATCAAAATCAACAACAGATGGGTAGTGAATAACTCTGGTAGTGTTGTATGGTTTTATATGAGCGTCTACTAGAGTTGTGCCTGTACCCAATATGTCATCAAATATCTTTAGAATGCGTAGTGTTAGTTTATCTGCAATATCTATACTCTGCAGAGCACTTGATTTAAAGTTTGGAAGATCTTTAGGCCATAGATGATCACCCATCCTTGTATTGTTGTAATTGAAACTTTCTTTTAAATCTTTAGGTGCAGTGGGATCTACATTCTCATCTCCCACAACACTATATCCTAAGTTAGTATCTCCTTCGTAGGGATACTTCTTTTTTGTTTCAATGTCTAAGTCAAAGAACGACTTCATTTCATCAAACCAACAATTCATGTCGCTCTGTTCTTTTGAATTTAAGCAGTTCGTAAAGACCGCAAAGCCNACTGTTGTGTAGGCTTTGCGTACCTGACTAAAAACATCATCCGAGTTTAAGTCTATTATAGGGATCATGACGGTGGTGTAGCCTTGATGCCTTCAACGTAAAAGTCCATTGTATCAAGTTGCATACGAGTTGCAACTTCACCGACTTTTAAGAATACAGAACCATCTTGTTTATTGATTGGACCTGTAAAGCCATGTAGCCTTCCTGCTGAAATAGCATCTTTTACTATTTGCGCTTCCAATGCTACATTAGCTGGCATGTTAGTAAATGGAGCCATTTGTACAGCTCCTTCATTCATATGGCCAAAGTAATCACCTGTTTCCCATGTACCATCAAGTACCTGGCCCACTTTGGCAATATAGTATGGACCCCAGTTATCAATAGTAGCTGTTAGCTGTGCACCAGGAGCAAACTTAAATTGGTCTGACGCTTGGCCAAAACCAACTTTGCCAGCTTCTTCAGCAGCTATTAGTGGTGCTGGTGAGTCAGTATGCTGGGCTACAACATCACAACCTTGTTCCATCATGGACTTAGCAGCATCGCCTTCTTTGGCTGGATCATACCAAGTGTAAACCCATACAATACTCAACTCTACATCGGGGTTCATCTTCTTTGCACCCAAATAGTAAGTGTTGATTTCACGCATAACTTCCGGAATTGGAAATGATGCCACATAGCAAATCTTATTAGTTTTTGTCATCATGCCAGCAATAACACCTTGAACGTGCCGTGCTTGATATAGTTTCAAACCATAGTTCGCAGCGTTATCTGCTTGCTTGTATCCAGTAGCGTGTTCAAACTTTACGTTAGGAAACTTTTTAGCCACTGATAGAACTGAGTCCATGTATCCAAAAGAGGTTGCAAAGATAATGTCTGCCCCCTTGAGAGCCATATCAGTCATTACACGTTCTGAGTCTGGACCTTCTGGTACGCTCTCAACAAAGACTGTTTCAACACGATTGCCATATGCTTCTTCTACTTGTTGCCGGCCAATGTCATGACGGTAGGTCCAACCATGATCTCCTGTTGGTCCAACATATATAAAGCCAACTTTAATTTTATCTTTTGCTGCTAACGAGGTACTAAAACCTACTGTTAGTAATAGTGCCACGAGCACTGTAGTAAATAGTTTCAACTTATTATCCTTTCGAGGGGGGTTTAGGCAGTATCGTAAGGTATACTCTGCCAATGAGGGTTTACAAAGTATATAGTAGCGTTTAGTTACACATCACTACTTGCATCCCAAACCCATTCGTTATACTTGGGTTTAGGGCCAAAGATTACAACATCAGAATCTCCAACTTCGCTAAAAACTCGAGAGTCATAATCTTTGTGAATGATCACAGGTCCACCCCAGATGCGATGAGCTCTTACGAATTCATCTCCTCTGAAGCCAACATAGTGAACACATTTAACCATATAAAGAACTCCATACACCCAGCTTATCACGTTTGTCTTGCTTACGCTCTTCAGTATCAGCAGGATCAATATCAAAATGCTTATGAATTAAATCCATCATTAAGCATACATCACCCAACTCTTCTTCCAGAGTAGAACGTGGTTTACCAGTTTCGTCAGTACGTCCAAACCGTAGCATCTTTGCCAATACTTTGGTTAACTCTGACATTTCTTCAATAGCATTTACTGCAGCTTCTTTTTGATAACCTGTTAATTCACTCATCTGACACCTCAGCTAATTCTGCGAACAACATCAATTCTGCAGCTAAGGCCTTTGCTTGATCACGAGTCAATTGCAAGTAATTAAACATATCGCCACCAGCATCTGTATCGTATCCATTTTTGCGTTGAGTAACTTGCAGACAGGACTTTCGATTATTGCCACCCCAGAACCTAGTCTGAGTTAATTCGGCTTGCCCATCACAGTTGGGTACGTTTCTTAATTGAGTAGACATGTGGTAACCTCCATTTGATATATTCTTTATACACCAAAGTGAATCTAAGGTCAACAGTTTATTTTATAAAAGGTTTTGGTTTTGCTTTGATATCTAACACATATGCACCTTCAGGTAAACTAAATGCTTTCATTAATTTATAGTACATCTGTGGATTTAAAGTAATTATTTCAAACATCTGGCGTGCTTCGTTCCACTGCCTGATATGGCAATAATCTTCATATAGGTAAGCTGATACATCCTCCAACTCACCCGTATCATCCATAATAGTAATTAAAGTCTCATCCATATCAAACTCGACTGTAATCATTAAAGGCGACCACCCTCATATCTCTTATCGTGAGCTTTATGTTTTCCGTAATCACCATCATAGCTACTTAACGCTTCGGCTTTCCAGGTAATAAACTGTCCAATACGAGTACCAGGCTTAATGCGAACGCGGCCACCGTTAATATGTAATACCCCAGCCATAACGCCGTGGTAACCGGTATCATAAAGCCCACTAGTAAGGAAGCACCCGTTACGATTAAGAGTACTACGCGTAATAACAAACCCAGCTTCATCTTCTCCAACATGAATTTCATTCTCCATAATGACTTCGTACGATTGTTCTTTGAGCAGATAGTATCCATCAGCTTCTACAACCAATTCTTCTGACCCTCTGTGAATCTTTTGGTCTTCATCAAGAGTAAACATTCTAGGCTTCATAGCAAATACTTTACCCAGCCGAAGATCAACAGCATTAGGTTGTAGATCTGTATCAAAGTTAATGTTAGTTAAGGAAGAAGTTGAATTCTTTCCTCCAATATTAATCATACTCATCGTATTTCACTTCCATTTCATGGCCTCTAATGTCATGGCCGGTTAGTTCAGCAGATACAAATCCACCTCGTATCATTTCAGCCTGGAGCTTGCCCTCAGTAATCTCATTATGTAGGGGCAACTCACTCTGCTCTTCTAAGTCAAGTGCATACATCATTAATACAACATAATGCATAGTCTTGAGAAGATCCTTACGGTTCTTACCACCCTTCTTACCATAACGAGCAAGATACTTGATAGCTGTATCGCGAGCTGTAGTCTCTAACGATCCTAACGATCGCCAGAAGTCTACTGTTTGCACATCTCCATCTCCAACATAGTGTTGGCCATATGTACCATCAAGGTATTCCTTGAGAGCATCCATAGCTTTATCTTCATTATATTTGTAATTACCAGTCAATGTGACTACCTTTCAATAAATGATCGATGTACTGCGCGTTATGAGCAGCAATACCTAATAATTTATTATCAGCTCCTTGATGAGCAAAGTCAACCTCTATTTCATTCTTACCATCAATAAGTCCTGTTGGTGAATTATCAAAATGTATATTACATAGGCCTGCCCATATAGCCGCAGAGCTATCCCATGTATCAATCCAATGTAAATACTTCGAGACTAATTGTATCTCGTTAGGACCATCTACCATACCTAGAAAGTGTAACTTCTTTTCATTGCTGCGAATCTTATCTAAAATCCCACGGCCATGTAGCTCTCCCATAAACTTCCAACGAGATAAGAATCGCTGTAGATTATTATATTTCTCAACACCATATGCTATCGGTACAGCTAAGATGGACACACCAATGTAGTCTACATGCTCAGACTCAGCAGCCCAATCAAATGCATCAATTAGATCCTCAAGATCATATTCTTTTGATTGCGGTACAAAGAATGTTCCAAAGCCAGCATCTCTCAGCACAGGTGCCATCTCCATAGCCTTATCTACTGTACGCGCAGCTTCTTGGCCAGGATAGTCAGACATTACAATATAGTCGGCTGCTACTTTTGTTCCCATCTCAATTAATTTATCAGACGGGTACATTTCTCGATCTTGCTTGTACATTTCAAAAGCACTGTTATCCATAATATTAACATATGGCATAATAGAACGTGAAGTATCACGATCAGAATACCAAGAGGCATACTTCTCATCTTGTTCTACTAGATGTGCTAATGTTAAGTGAAATGGTCGACCTGATGCAAATAGGTCAAGATATGCAGTAGGTGTAATGTGTGCAAATTCAGTCATGTTATCTCCATAATAAGAATATAGGCAGAAGTTATCTGCCTACAGTATAGTTTAAAACTATTAGTTAGTCAACTCTAGATTAGTGAATATGATGTACAGGAACTCGCGACAGGCCACTAGTGACTCCACCAGAATCAGTCTTAGTGGTATGTACATCCAAATAAGGACGTCCACCCATCATCTTTACTCCACCATGCGTACCAGTAACTTTTCTACCAGTTTGCTGATGTGTAAAAGAGACGTCTGAGCCTTTTTTCATTTTTTTTACTCTGGCATGAGCAGCTTTCATCATATCTGCTTCTACAAGATGATTTTTAAAACTTAACATATCTGATCCCATTTAATAAAGTATCCATTATTGTCTTTATTTATACTTATTTGTAACGCGAGACCGAACCATTTTCACCATCTTCGGAAACTTCTATCTCTATAGCCCGATTAGGATATTCTATGTTAATTGTAGTTGCTAGCTCATCTGATATCATTTCACACGATCTGTGATCTAGGGAAAGTATGTCAGAAGAATATAAAGACTCAAGCCAACGCTTAAACTGAATAAACTCAATGTCACGATCATCATGAAAAACTTCAATGCCCACTCTAAAATGAAAAATGTGACGGTGAGCGTAACCGAGAAAGCTAACATCATCCCAGCCACCAGTAGCAAGTTTAGGATCATCTTTTGCTGCAGGGTACATATGTACCCCTTCCTTTCTGAATGTTACCCATATCTGATTAAATACTTTTTTCACGCTGCAATACCTCTATAACGACCTCTATCCACAGATGATTCATATGGATTCATATCTTTATTATAATATGGTTTGCAGTATCTAATCAACGCTCCTTCTTCAATTTCAATCTGTTCTTTAGAACATTCTTTAGGCTCCTGAGCCCAGCGAACAGTCCAGTCTTGACCAATAGTAACCAGCGCTTCACGGAACGATGTCCAGCCGTAACCTTTTTCTTTCCACTGCCTATGATTTTCTTCAAGACCACCCACAGTCCATTTTGATGTGCTACCAATGTAGATAACATCACCATTTTCATTAACAAATTCATAAATTGCGTACTTATATGCCATACCCTTGGCCTTTCATAATAAAGTTATTCATTGCAAGTACCATACGATCTTTCTTCATATTTTGCAATTGATTAATTAGTGTGTAATTGGGAGCGCGAGCGTTCTCAATAAGAGTTTTGCAATACTGCTCTGTCTCGTCGCGGTCCATTACTTGAATAGCAGTGTAGAATTGTAACTGCTGCTGTTCTTTAATCTTAGCGTTCCTCATGAACAATCCTCTTCAGTTGATGAATATATCGTACCCCAATTTAGAAATGAAGTCAACAGCTTATTCGCCATCTTTTAATATTGCTCCTATATTCCCAGATATTGTTCTACGTTGTTGATTACTGGGATTCATATCAACTCCATGATAGTCTGCAGGATCAAATATTACTACCATGCCAGACTTCTCTCTAATGTATGTTATTATACCATCTTTTAAAAAAAAGAACAACTGTTCATTTTCTGGAACGTCAAGAAAATATACAAAACACTTGCGATGAGTTTCCTGGCCAGTACTGCTTATATGATTATGAGGTTCCTGGAAATAATTTTCATCGTACTTGTTCATCCAAACATTGCCCAAACCTTGATCTAGGCTGTTCTTTAAACAGTGTTCACCTGTTTGCTCATAAAATATTTTATCTAATCCAGTATTCATTAAACACTTTTTTAATTTAGTGTTCCGTAGAGCAATTGTAGTCATAGCTGGGCAAGAATCCCAATATTTCCTAAACTGGTAAGATTCCGATTCAAATAACTCCATAAGAATTGGTTTAATTTCTTCGTGATCAGGTAGAGTTATTAACTCATACGCCATTATGAATCAAATGATCCATCTGGATCAACAGGTATTTGCGCGAAGGCATGCCCTAATGGTTGAACAGTACTACAATCGTAGTAATCTGTACCATCAGAATTAAACTTTCGATTGGTAGTTTCTTTGATTATCATACCATTACGTTTACGATATGTTATAAACTCTTGCATAATAACATCAGTGATGTCTGATTCAAATGCACTAGTTAACGGTCCGTCTAATTTACTATTCATTTGATTACCTCCAAATCCATATTCCCAGTTAAACACGGTTGCCTGCAAACTGTTGTTGCATCTTAATATAATCCAAGAACTCATTCTTAACACTAGGGTTAAAGAACTGACCTCGTAATTCACAAGTCTGAGTTAATGAGCTATGAGCCATAACACCACGATTCTCACAACATCCATGTGTACCCTGAATATAAACAGCTAAATCTTTTGCTCCAGTGTGTTTCTGGATCTCATCAGCTATTTCTTGAGTTAACTCTTCTTGTAATGTCCCACGACGCGCGCAGTGCTGAGCAAGACGAGTGTACTTAGATAATCCAATCATCTTTACGCTAGGCACAAGCCCAATGTATGCTACACCAGAAACTGGTTGGTGATGATGTGAACACATAGATCTGATCTCTGACCGTACTACAATCATACCACCATATCGAGTATCAGCATCGTCATTAGGAAATGCAGTTACGGGTGGCTGGGGAGTATAACGACCAGTCATGGTCTCATTAACATACATCTTAGCTAAGCGTCGAGCAGTTCCCATAGAATTAGGATCGGTCGATTGATCAATAATTAGAGAGCTTAGAACACTACGGAACTTCTCTTCTAACTCATCAATTAGGTCCCACTTATCATCTTCAGACATGAACTCGGAGATATTATCATTAGCCCAATACCGAGCTCCAGCTAATTCAATTCGTTCTTTTATAAGGTCTGATGTTGTCATATGTTTTACTTCTTTTCCCATGGAAATACTATCCACCTTTCGTCTTTTATACTTAATGCTGCAGTAGCATCATAGTTTGTTTCTACTTTCTTTACTAATGAGATAAAATGTACATTAGGCCGCTCACAATGATATGCCTTAGATATCTCGCTAAATGTCCGTCCAGTATCATTGATATCATCAACGAAGACAACAATCTTTCCAGTATCAATCATATCTTGGACGGCTTTATTATGTTCACATTTATTTGCATCTCTAGTCTGCCATTGTATTGTAGTCATTGGGCGTTCTAAATGATGTGATATGTGGAGCGCTGGTAGTAGCCCTCCTCTAGTAATACCTATTATAATATCAGGCTTTATCTTAGATATATCATATGTTATGTTTTGACACATAGACAATATATCGTCATAATCTAAATATATTTTACTAGAAAAATTCATTCGTAAGTTTCTCCAGTTTCTCTAAAGAAGCTCTCAGACCAGAAGGCCTTATCATCTATCCAAATGTCATAATGTTCTTTCTTACCAACACTAAGTATGTGATGTTTTGCACCCCATTTAACTAGCTGATCGTGAGTAAGTTTGTAGTGATCAATACCACTAACGGCACCACGTGCGGTCATATACTTAATAATATGCCCTGCATCAAATAATGTATTCACCTTAGCTATACGCTCTGGCATTGGGATATGATTTGCATAATCCTTTGAGCCATCTGGAAGAAATACTTCTTTACAGATGGTCCCATCAATATCAATTACATACTTCATGGTGTAGTATTAATCTTAATCTGATTTTTAATTTCGTCTACACGCTCTGCCAACACACTTATTGCTGTATGCAAATGTCCAGTAGCAGTTGGTTTAATTTTTGAAGTCATAATATTAATTTCATCGACTAGTATTAATAGTCTATCTACATCACTAATTTTCATGTTATGTTCCTATTGCATTACCAAATAAATATACATGCATACGACCGGCTACATTATAACCACGCTCAAATGCCATCTTAGCTACAGCGCCAGCATCTATCTTTTGCTCTTCTTCACGAGCTCCCACTGGCATAATCCATACAGGATACTTAACACCAGCTGCACGGAACTGTGATACAACATCATCTAGTTCCTCCCACTGTTCTTTACGATGTCCTACAACAAACTTCAGCTGACCAGTAGTCGAGACGTCATAATATTGCTTAACAATCTCAGGCTTAATAGCTTTTTCACCTTTCTCACCTGCAACTGACCATAATTTAGGACTGACAGAGAAGAATGCTTCTGGTTTAAAGATAGGAGAATCTACTACTTTAATAAAGTCATCTGATAATTTCTGAGTACCATTAGTCTCCCATGTAATAGACGAAGGCAAGTTCTCGGATGCCATAAACCTTGTTTCTGGTATCTTTCCACCAGGCAAATTAAGAAGAGTATCATATATATCCAAAAATGCATTTTGTGCATGACGCATTAGAGGCTCACCACCAGTAATACACAAATGGTTATGATGCCCAGATACTGGATGCCTAAAGAAGCCCTCAGGATTATATTCATTCTTCATAATATCTACTAGCTTCTGTGCTAGTACTGCACCTGTCTCTTGACCCATGAGATGTTTAAATTTCTTAGACCAAGTATAAGAACTGTCACATCCTTTATCCCATACAGGAAGATCCTCTACACGCTCGACAGAGGTCGCATCAAAGTCATTATAAGGAAGCTCATATGTATCTGGCTTGGTAGGTTCTATCTGCCCAAAGCCGTCACATTGTAGGTTGCATAGAAAGAATCGAATCCATGCAGTGGGTACTCCAGTGTAATGTCCTTCTCCTTGAATAGAATGAAAGATCTCAGAGTAAATATATTTCTTATCAGGTTTATCCATAGTATATTGCGCTATTAGCTCCATGTTCTGCACACTCAACACTAACGACCCAGCATCGGCCGTCAGTCATTTCCTGTACCAGTGACGTTGCTTTATTATACGCATGTTTAGCAAACATTTCAACACCTACACCATCAAGAATAGTAAGTTCTGCAAGACCCTTTCCAGCTAAGATCTGGAAGTCCTCGAGGTGAGGATCAGCCTCATCAAGAACAACCTTATGGTCAAAAGTATCTTCAAGCCAACCTTTGAGAGGCTTTAAACCTCCAAAGTCCACAACCCAGTTACGCTCGTCTAAACTTGCTGCCTGAAACTTAAACTTAAACTGTAAGCTATACCCATGTAAGAACTTACAATGAGAGTGAGCAAGAGGTTGTCTAAAGCAAGCAGACAGTCCTATATTATGACCGTATGTCTTTGTTGATTGATATGGCATTATAATAATGTTCCTTCATAATATGGATCAAGTTTTTTGATTCCCAGAGCCCAATTTTCAGCTGCACTCTCAACATAACTTAAAGAGTTTTTCTTAAACTCTTCATAGTGAAAGTATCCCACAGCTTCTTTACTTTTATAATATTTAATATAGAAGAATTCTTCTTTTAAGTCAACATGCAATTCACAAAGTTCGTCTGAATTATCTTTGTAAAACGTAGATAGCTTTTTACCCATTTTATTCCTCCGATTGAATTTCTTCTATTAATTGATCCTTCATGGCTAATACTTGATCTTTCAATTGTGGTTTGTCCCACCATCTGAACAATACACATACAGTTATTCTAGGCTCATATGCAAATGCAGAGTGCCATAATAAATCTTCTTTTGCTTCGCCAAAATGATGATAGTGGCATCTCCATCCTGGTTGGTCTTTTGTTACTATAATGTTTTCTGTTTGTGGATCACGATATTGAAAATAACCATTACCTTTTTCAGAGTATGTAAATATAAACTGATATCCTGAATTGTTTTGGTTAGTATGCCAACCAACAAAACCACCAGGAGGATAGAATAAGAACACCGCGCTTGAATTAGCTCCCAATTCGTATATAAAATTCTCTCGGCTGTATCGATATATTTCTTCTATGAGAGGGTCGTCTTTTGTGGATCCTTGCATTGGCAATGAACAATGTTCCATTGGAAAGCCTTGATGGTTATCATCATTCATATTCTTGTGTAACCACTCTTCAGATAGATATTTCTCACCATCCTTATCAGCATCATCAGGTTTAAATTTTAGTCTTGGTGTATAGTATTCTGAATTGATAGCTTTAGAGCTCCAGACAGTAGATCTAACATACTCGAGCTTTTTCTTTATATCATGATTCCGAATTACTAATTCAGTCATTAACAAATTCCATTACTTTTGGATATATCTTTGCAATAGCTCCTGCTACTTCCCTTGCCAATTGCATATGTTCCTGTTGTGTGCCATTTGAAGAACGCAGCTCGATATAATGAATCCAGCTACGAATGGTACCATTGACATACAAGCGAGAGACTGTGTTGCCTTCTGGCAAAATAGCTCGGGCTTGTTCTTTAGCGATCCCCCTAGCGATTGCATCAGCATAAATTCGTTTAACGTGTTCCAGAATAAATTTTTGTTGTGCATCCCACCATGCCTCCAGTTCTATGTTATCTGACTTAGTACTATTTTGTCGATTGGTTAAGTCTTGAATACGAGCTTCACGGATTACAAAATCATTATCAAGATCGCGAATATCAGCATAACGCTGAGAAAACTCTTGAAACGAAAATGATCGATGGCGGAGTAACTGTCTGGCAATGTCTCTTGTTGTTTCAACTTCGATGCAGGCCGAGGCCATTTCGAACGGGGACCAGTGCTTGTGCTTGATGAGATAATCAAGTAGCTTTGCCGTTGTTTTGGTGTTAGCTTGATTGGCTGGATTGGAGACACGGGCTGCAAAGGCAATGAGGTCCTGGATGTTGTCAAGGCCCGTGTCCGCAAGATCTCCTGCGTGTATACGACCCGTTGGTTTGCTATATGAGACGAGACGCGCATGCATTATCCTTGACCTCTGGCTTTCTTATAGCTTCGTTTTTTGGACTTGTTCATAGAAGATAGTTTAATATTACGTTTTCCAATACTTGTCTTTTTGCTATTAGTTATACCTTTAAGTGACATTTTTACTCCATTTTAAAATCTTTAAATCGTTCATTAGTCTTTGACTTATCAAATGCTGGTGTATCATCAACAACACCTTCTTCTGCATTATCTACATCATATAATCTCATACGAGATTTGTCAATACCTACTACAAATCTTTTCTTATAATTAGGATCATTATATCTGTTCTTTAATTGCTTGACCATAATCTGACCCAGAGCTTCAAGTTCTTCTGAGCTTACCAAAGCAAACATTAAATCTGCTGTAGCGGGTAATCCAAAAGACTCGGACGTATCTTCAAGCCCAGGATCCGACGAAGTAAAACCACTCCGAGTCGTCTGCGTTGCAGATACGATCGGTACGTTGAACTCAACCGCAAGACCACGTAATTCTTCTGCAATTGCTTTAATGTATGTATACGAGTTGATTGCACCACTCATTCCTTTTATTCTACTTGAAGAACAGATATTGAGATAGTCAATGAAGATCATCTCAGGAACAAAGTTCTTTTTTAATTTTAGTTCATTTAGTAGAGCTCTAAAGTGACCGGTATGTGCAGACCCTGTAGGATATTCTTTTATGATAAGTTTACCATTAGTCCGAGAAGCTAACTCGTCCACTTTACTAGTCAACATTGGCTTTGAAATATGCTGGAGCTGGTCTAATGGGACATTGAGTAAGTTTGCATCTATACGTTCAGCAATCCGCTCCTCTGCCATTTCCATTGTAATATATAGTACATTTTTTCCTTGGACTAATACATTTCCTGCAACATGACACATAAAAAGAGACTTACCCACACCAGTACCAGCCAGTGCAATATTAAGAGTCTTATTAGGTAATCCACCTTTTGTAATCATATTAAAATAATCTAAATCAAATGAAATCCGTTCTTCATCTTCATGATAGAATTCATATCTTTCTTCAACATTCTCGATATAATCATGACCAATATTAGTATCAAAAGATACAGCTAGAGCCTTTGATAACAAATCTGGCAATGCATTCTTAGATAGATCTTTATGCTTACCATCAATGATAGAAATAGATTCCATAATTGCATTATGAATTGCACGGTCTTGACACCACTTCTCAGTAGTATCTTCTAACCATTGCTCATCTGCTTCTTCTTTAGTAAATATAGTAGGAAGCAATTCCATTGCTGCGGAATATTGCTCATCATTATACTGGTCTGATTGATCTATCTCAACCTTAAAAGTATCAAGAGTAGGTAGTTTGTTATACTTGCCAACAAACTTACCAGCTTGCTTAAATAGCTGGTTATGTACACCCTGGAAATACTCAGGCTGAATAAAAGGTATTACCTTACGCATATATGTTTCGTCAGTTAATATATTCCGTAAAATTATTTGTTCAATGTTACTCATCCTTTTAATCCTAACAGTACAACTGTTAATACCATCGTTAAAAAGAATAATGTGATAATTGATTTACTCATAATTTCTTTCTCCACAATGAGGACAAAATAACTTTTTAGGGACCCATTCATCCATTACTGCTATACTCCAAAAACCTTTGCAATATTTACACGTAAAATGCCAGATAGTTTCTTTACTAACTTTCATTCTCCGTAAAATCTTCTGAGGGTTTTGCTTACCACACTATTATAGTCTAAAGCATCATTATAATCAACATCGAATGGTATCTGTAGATTCATTCTTACATTATTATTGTTGAACACAGCATGATCTTGTTGAGTGTCAGCAATAATAGGGTGAACACTTTCACCTTGTTTTGATTTGAAAGGAGAATAATTATCTGTAAGTGGGTGAATGATTACAGTTGACCGCTTCAGATTAACACCATCGGTGTGCCAATCTTGAATAGCATTGGCATCCATTTTCATCAACCCAGCTTCTATTCCTCTATAAACTATTCGTTTATACTGTAAAGGAGATAGCTGACCAGATGCAGTAGATCGATGCTGATGCCAATCGGTATCGGTTATCTTAGATAAAAAATAAGCGCGTTCGTCTTGCGTAACAAATACAGGTATTTCTCTAAAGTTCACTTGGTCTCCAGAGTGTTTAGATTATTAATCATTACACTTTCAAGTATCTTCCCAGTGTACCTCTGTAGATCCTCGTCGTCAACAGTTAGATCGGGGTCAGGAGATGAATGTAATTTGAAGTCAAAGTTTAAACTATCAGTTTTTTCATTAACTTTAATAGCTCCAAAGCTAATGACAGATTCGACAAAATTGCCTTGCTTTATTCTAATATGCCAATGCTCTTCTTCAACAGGGATTAATTCATAATCAATGTTTTCTTCCAACATCCCTGGTATTCTAACCATTAACACTCTCCACTATTTCATCCATATCAACTATTGATTGATGGCCAATGCTGTATTGTTTCTTTAAGAACTCTTTAAAATCTGTGTCATTAAAGACTGGATCCCAGAATGACTTGTCATTAGTGACATCGTGCCGTACTTTAGGTCCAACTTCTCCAGAGCTTTTATCAACAGTAGCATACCAGCCGTTAGCAGGTTTAGTAACATAGCCACCAGCAAGAGCGCAATCGAGCAACCCAGAATATTTACGGACACCACCATCCCAAGAAACAGTGATGGGTATTTTAGACTTTTCTTTAACATAACGACTTTTCTCCACGTTAATAACAAAGTGATATCCTTGTATCTCTGTGCCTTTCTTATCTTGCTGACGACCAATAATCCAAATATTGTCTGCACTATAGTAGATACCAGTACCACCACCAACTATATCCCTTGGAAACAACCCAATCTCTTTATATGTGTGATTGACTGCAATTAAGGGAATACTCTTCATAGTAAGATAAGGGGTTGTCATACGGAACAGGCCTTTTAGAGCTTTTGCCCGAGACATATCAGCAACAGACTTTTCGTTCTGTGCATCCTCCAATTCTTTTTTAGATGCCATATTACCAATTGAATCGATAACTATGATAACCTTATCATCTCGATCTAAGCCCTCGAGCTGGCCAATCATATCAAACTTTAACTCTTCGACATTAGTAATTGGAGTGTGCAACACTCTACTCGTATCAATACCAAATTGCTCAAAGTATGATTGTGGACTACCAAATTCACTGTCATAGAACAACATAACGGCATCTGGATGCGCGTTAAGGTATGCCCCTGCCATGAGTAGTGCAAAGGAAGTCTTGAAATGTTTAGAAGGTCCAGCTAGAACCGTCAGACCTGGAGTAACACCACCATCTACGGATCCAGATAATGCCACATTAATCATTGGCACATCTGTTGGAGTCATATCTCTTTCTGTAAAGAACTTACTTTGACTCAGAACTTCCGTCGTTGCTATCTTGCTGTTCTTCTTTAGTTTGTCCATCATATGAGACATTGTTTGCTTTCTCCCGATCATCCATGTCGTACTCTGCACGAATTTCATTATTAATAGATTGTACGCTCTTTAGTAGCCCTAAGTCAACACCTGTTTTCTTATCTGCAAACGCAATGAATGCAGACAGGTCTTTAGGGAAACAAGCTCCACCAAATCCAGCTTTGCCATCAGGACCTGGAATCTTTGTATGAGAATAACCCATACGCGGATCCACCGATAATGCTCGCTGTAGCTGGTTATAGCTTCCACCATAGTCATCCATAGTTTGTTTTAGTTGATTCATAAATGTAACTTTCATTGCCAGAAAGTTATTAACCGCATACTTAAAGAAGCTAGCTTCTACTGGTGACATTGTAATCATTTGCGCCGGATTAGCAATACTAAAGTGATTGTATAAGCCCTCTAAATGACCAGCAGCTTCTTGAGCTTGAACACCAACTACACGATATCGTGCTTCTACCATATCTACCTTAGAGTTGCCTTCTGTTAAGAACTCTGGGTTATATACGATCCGTTGATCAATGCGTGATAACCGATCGATAACATCTGGCGGAACAGTAGACTTAATGACAATAAAAGCGTCTGTCTGATTAATAAGTTTAATTACAGCTTCGTCTATGAGTTTGCTATCACACCTACCATCATCCTTTGACGGTGTTGGTAAGCAAATGAACACGCAAGTCGGTTGCCATTCGCAAAGATCAGATATAGTATTTTCGCTATACTTAGGATCGACAACAAACTTATCGACTAGTTCAGTTGAAAAGGCATAGTCGACAGCCTGGCCCACATATCCATGTCCTACGATACCCATCTTAAACCGTTGTGTCCGTCGTTCTACGACTGGCATTAAGTCGACATCCTTATCGTCTTGCGCTAGTCCTTGGGGATTCTTACTCATAATCGTGCTTCCTTTACCTTTTCTATTGCATGTACTCGTTGACGTAAATCACTAGATGAAAATCTATGATCTCTCTTATTAAAGTATATCTCTATACCTCTAGCAGCACAAGTCGCACGACCTGTGAACCTACCATGTTTATATTCATTGCCTATAATTCTAACATCAATATGGAATAAAGTCAAGATGTCTTCTACATCTTTTTCTGTTTCATATGGAATTATTTCATCTATGTACTTAACACCTTGTAGCTGAGTCCATCGTTCAACTAAAGACTGAACAGGAGTATTCTTATCTGCTCTATCCAAAGCTGGATTAACTTGAATACCACATATTAAATAATCACATACAGTCTTTGCTTCTCTTAACATAGCAATATGACCTGCATGTAGCAAGTCAAAAGTACTGAATGTTATTCCAACTGTTTTAGCTTGTTCCATGTATCTTGCCATCCATCAATTGTATATACGCTACCACTGAGTCGTGACTCAACAGCTGCAGCTATCTGATAATCATTTCCACCAATCCCTGTCATATCTCCAAAAAAAGATATTCTATCCATGTCTGAAAATTCATCCAGGATCTGAGACTTATCCATTCCTTTATAGGTAATATCTATTCCTGTTTCTCCTGCGACTGAGAATTGATACTCTTCATAGTTTAATGATAACTCTTCACATATCTTGTGTCGTTCATTAGTAAGCTCATCGTGTTGCGCATATCTTGCTCGTTGCCATTCACTAGCAGGTCTTCCTACTATAGAGAAGTTAACTAATCCCGATCTAATCTCAATATGGTTCCTACGCTCATTGTGAGATATAAATTGGCTTTCTTCTAGCTTTTTGTTAAGAGTTGTTGTAAGGTCAGTTGATAGTGATATTGTGCTAGATTTTATTAATGATTCGCCACACCATTGTTCATTGCCACCACATTGGAATACATATTTAGCTCTATTGTACACAATATCACCAACTTGTTCAACAGTTTTTTCACGGTCAGATCCAGTGACCAAATAACAATCGTTCCTTTCGCAAAACTTAGTGAACCAAACTTTAAAGTCATTATCCATTCGCTGTCGGCTGGGAGTTAGGGTTCCATCAACATCAAAAATAAATTTATGCATGACCCACTGTCTCACGTTTAATATCTGTATGATTAAACTCTGCCCAATACAATTCAAATGCGACACCATCTTCAAGACATTCAAACTGGTGATACACTCCAGGCTTGACTTTAGTATACTGGCCTATCTCAAGAATAGTTTCATCGACAAGATCGTAGTCCTTTTGCCACACTCTAATAAGCAATCGTCCCGACTCAACATAAAAGCCGTTCCATTTAAACTCGTGAAGATGTTTAGAACACACTCCCCCTTTATTCATTTCAATACGATGAAATTCTAATGCTCCATTTGCTTCTATAAGTTCAGTTGAACCCCACACCTTACCTGCTATCATACTAAGTCTCCTAAATCCTCATGTCGCTTGTTCCAGCTATCCATATCAGCCGGCGTGTTAATTTCCATGCCAAAAAACTCGGTGTAACGTACATGCATATCATATCCCAGATTGAGCCATCTAAGTTGCTCTAGCCCCTCATTCTTTTCATACCGGTCTACAACGGTACCGTACTTTTCAAGTATATCCCGAGCGTATCCATATATGCCAAGATGATGAGCACCCATAGTCAAGCCACGACCAAACCAATGAGCTCTAAAGTTGTTATGTACCATCTTAACACAATTTGGATCAGATTGCAACGAAGCTGGGAGATCTGTCCAAGCTGTGGCCAATCCGTATCTGGCAACATCGGCCATTTTATTAATCATATCAAGATTTACATCAGGCATGTCCCCTTGGACATTAACAAATGAATTATACTTTGATAAGAAATCAGTTTCAATTGCTGCGGCACAGCGTTCAGTACCGTTGTTGAAGTCCCTTTTATCTATAATTACTGTACATCTATCATTAATAGCATTGGCCACTCGTTGGTCGTCAGTAAGCACATAAGTTGGAAATCCAGATAGAGCGCACGTCTCATGCACTCTTTGGATCATAGACATTCCCCCTAAATTACATAATGGCTTTCCAGGAAATCTAGTAGACTCATATCTAGCGGGTATAAGAATAGCAGTCGATGTCATTTATCACCTTTTCAAAATCATCTAGTTTTAACATATTAGCGCCATCGCTTGGAGCGTTATCAGGATCAGGATGAACCTCTATAAAAAAACTTTCAATACCGAGTGCAGCGCCAGCACGGCATAAACCAGGAACATAGTCACGATTGCCACCAGTCGAGGTGCCCTCGGATCCAGGTAATTGTACTGAGTGCGTAACATCGTATACAAAGTTTTTCCCAAGATAACTGATGTTATCGAGCATACCAGTGAAGTCATTAACCAAACGGCCGTAACCAAAACTAGTTCCTCTCTCAGTTATCCATGTTTCTTTAGCAGCCTTTGTCTTACTTAGGATACCTTTAACATCCCATGGGGCCATAAATTGACCCTTCTTAACATTAACAATCTTGTCAGTATTACACGCGGCTTCAATTAAGTCAGTCTGCCTGCAAAGGAATGCAGGTATTTGCAGAACATCCACAGCATCGTTAAAGTTATCTGTTAGCTCATTAACATCTTCTATTGAATGGACATCGGTAAGGATCTTTAAGTCAGGTATACTTTGTTTCATTTCTAAGAATGTAACCAAAGTTTCATTCATACCCTTGCCACGTCCACCGCTAATGTGAGATCTGTTAGCTTTATCGTAACTTGCTTTGAATATATACTCAGCTTCATATTTACTACATACGTCAGCACAATGATGAGCTATCTGTAAAGATTGTTCATACGACTCATGTTGACAAGGACCTGCTATTATTCTCATTTGTTAACATCCATAAAATATTTTTTAATACAGGGAATGTGAATGGCTGTTTTACAATATACCTCACCATCTTTTTGAAATGCACCATAAAGTATAGGAACACCAACCATAAGAAATATGATAAGCGCAAACGACAATGAAAGGTGTGTAAAGTCTTTGTTCATGATATAATTCCATTCTTATATGCATATTCTAATGCATTATTGGCTTCTACTTCCATAGGTCTATTCTCATACCAATTGCCAGTTTCACGATCAAACTGTACACACAAATCAACTATTTGAGTAGCAGTTATTGGATATCCTTTCTCCACAGACTTACCTGCTATAGCTATCATAATTCTATACATCTGTCTGTACCAACCAGTAGAAGAGATAGTCATATATTCTACAGCTAACTTCTTTGGCCAGAACGGACAGTCAGAATATCCTGACCATACATACGAAGTATTATCTAACTTACCCTTACGATACTCTACTATCTGTTCCCTCCAGGCAGGTGGCAATCGATCCATAAAACTCTTAGCATCACGCTTATCATCATATGGCCAACGAGCTAAAACATAATCGACATCCAAAGGCTCAGCGCTGTTAGTGAAGAAAAAGTTATTAGCATCAGCATAGCTTGCAGGAATATAATACATACGAGCAAAATCCTTAGTCTGTTTATCGCCGAGGCCTTCGAGCTCGGAGTTAAGCGCAAACCAGAAGTGCCGTATTGTATCTTGTACAACTTCTCTATTAAGTTGGAATACCAAGCGAAACTTTGGGCTAGTAGTAGTGCTGCTAGCAGTACTGTAGCAAACGTAGGTCCAATGACCAAAGCGCTTACGTAACTCATTTTCTATGTCTCCATGTATCTCAATATCATCAACGTCAACAGCAGCCCAATTAGCCCAAGCAATGACATTGTCGTTCTTTCTAGTAGTATCAGGTTTAAATACAGCCGGTGAAATAAGTTCAGCATCTTGTTTACCATCTAATTTCCTTTCACTAAGGTTACGTAAAAAAGTAACAAACCTGTCCCAACTATCAAAGTCCATCCGACGATGAGTCTTGTTATCGTATACATATCGTTGTTGCTTATCCCACCATCTAGGAGATTTGAATACAGTCAAAGAATACATTACGCAAAGAAATCCTCAAGGGTCGCTACTGGCTCTACATCCCAACCCATCTCATCGAGAATGTTGCGAATAGGCTCAACAAANGACTTTTCATACATCTTATCATAGTCTATANATCGATGNAGGTCAAGCTCTTTAGGTAAGTTTAACGTATACGATATTACATTTTCTTTTATAGGATTTGGTGTCTTGAGATAACAGAACTTAATCTTCTCACCGTTCTTAACAGTATCATATTTGTTGGTTATTGCATGCTTCTTTACATGGTGGTTAAATAGTAACGCACCACGTACGTGGATAGGACAGGCTTTCTTATAAACCGTCTTCTTATCACTCCATTTATCTATATCTGATATCCCCCTAGGAAAGGACACTTGCTCTGGATCCAAGGACTTAAACTCACGTTTAAAGTCAGCAATGAATGCTTGAGTTACTTGTTCACCTTCATTTAGTATGATAGAGAAAATCTTCTTAAACTTATCTCGGCAGACCTGAGGAGTAGAT